TCCTACGCTACGTCTTTATATGTTATATTCGTACCTGTTGCAACATCAGAATAAGAGATATTTGATCCAGTGTCAACAGCTTGATACGCTTGAATTCCGAAGCCGGTAGACGTTCCAAAAGCTGCAAGAGAAGATGTTATTTCTTGACCAGTTAATCCAACCACATCTGCAGGTGCTATAGATCCTACGGATAAAGTTCCTGATTGACCACTTAATCCCACGGTCATTTGATCTAAAGATATTGATCCAACAGATAGTGTGGCTGAAACACCTGTTACTGGTACAAACTCTACAAGGCCTGTTATTACATCACCTGTATTAGAATTTATTTGTTGACCTGTTGGTATTACCACAGATGTTAAATCAAATGTTGTAGCGCCTACGGATAAAGTTCCTGATTGTCCAGACAATCCTACTGACATTTCAGTTGGCGATATTGACCCAACTGAACTAGTTATAGATAAGCCTTGAATTTGTTCTGGTATGTCAAATTGAGAGGGAACTGCTGATGTAATTTGTACACCAGTTAACCCCACCACGTCAGCTACCTCTAATGAAAATATACCCCAACCTTGAACAGTGCCCCAAGCAGATTCATTCCAAGCATTTGCAGAGACGTTGGATGTGATAGATAAACTAGAGAGTGTTATATCTACATCATTAAGATCACCCCAAGATTGTTCATTCCAAGATTTTGCACTCCAACCTTGTACAATAGCGTCAGTGGTCCCCCAACGGCCAGTGTTCCAGGTTGTTCCTGATTGATTCCAAGTGTTAGCCATAAGGAAGACCTCCTTATGCTAATCTTATGATTGCGTTTGTTGCGTCTGCTGCTGGAAATTGAATTGTGAAAGTTCCGCTTGATACAGTTTTGTCACCACCAAAAGCTATGACTGCCACTGCTTTATCAGACTGCGTGTCATTATAAATTAACGCACCGTTAGCTGTAAAAGATGCAGATGTAAAACTTACATCATTAAAATCACAAACTGCTGTTGATGAATCTAAAGCTGGTGTAACACTTGTTAAAGTTGCTCCTCCAGATGTGTATGCCGTTCCTGAAGAATTTGTAATTTCATTTGAAGTTGAAAATGCCGTTGTGCCAGCTCCTAATGTCGCTGAACTTGTGTATAGTGCTATTTTAAAAGTGTTTCCTGTAGTCGCTGTAAAGTTGTGCGTTCCAACTAAAAGCTCTTGTTTAAAACTGTTACAAATTGCTGATGTTATTGCCATAATTAATCTCCTACGGGTTTACTGAGTTTATTGGTATACGAATAGTGCCATCTGTGTAGTCATCTCTTCGTCTTCTACCAACTTGCTCGGTAGCAAACTTTTGTAGTTCTTGTTTATATTTATTTTCATATAATGTCAACATATCTATCGGACCTTTTAAAAACCCATATGCCTCTGATAAACAGCAATATAATAAACCATTTGGAAAGTTAAGACTAATATAATTAGTGTCATCGTTTTCTAGTAAAACAGGCATGAAGTTAAAATGCACTCTAAATTGATATGCCTGGTCTGGAGTTGGAGATACTATAATACGGCCTGAAGTAGTGTCAGACTCTCCTGTTGCCCCACCATACATAGCATAATATTTAGGTTTGCCTCTTTTTGCAGACTCTGTAGATGGAATATATTCTTGTAAATACGTGTAATCTTTTTTTTCTAAATATGAATTAGAACCTGTAACAGCTGATGTTGAATCGTAAACTTGTATAGCTCTAACAAACAAACATCCTGCTGGAGCATTAACTTGATTTTGCCCTGCAACAAACCCACCTGTTTGTTGTTTCCTATCAGCATCAATAGGAACATCTCGCATTATTCTGTATTGTGAGTTTAAAATTATGTTTTCTAAAACAGCGTCTGTTAAAACATTTGAGTCTGTTTCTGTATAACTTCTAATCTGTGTTTTTAATCCTGATGCACTTAATCCTGCCATTATATTATACCTGCAACCTCTCTACAAATAGGACAGCTTTTTTTGTGTCTATTGTGTGTTCCACATTTTACTGCTTTTCCATTAACGTCCGTATATAATGGGACATCTGGTTCCGCTGGATGTAAATACAAAGCTTCATGTGGATCTACTTCATCACATTTGCAAGCCTTAATACCAAACAAATTACAAATAAAATTTTTAATTTTTTTAATCATGCCGTTACCGTTACTGGTCCCGCTGATGCAGAACCGCCTCCTCCCGTTTCAGTTATACTAGATGTTGTCGCTGTTGCAAAGGTGTAATTATCATCATTTACTTTAGTAATTAAATAACCCGTAGCTAAATTTATAGTTGCTGCTGCAACCCCACCAACAACTTCTGCATCTCTAAATCTAACTCTATCATTAGTTGATCTACCGTGATCTGGTTCATTTACAGATATAGTTGCCGACCCATTTGTTGTTGTAAAAGCATTTAAAGGCAATAATTTAGGAACAGCTGTTTCCACTCTGTCTGGTCTTACGTGTCTTAAAGATATAGAATCACCATTCATAGGTTTTGGTTCTAATTGTGGCTGCTTTGGTTCAAACTCTGACACGTGCACAAATGCACCATTCCATTCTCTAACCATTTCTTTGTATGGAAACTCCATACCAGATCTATCTGATATTGCTTTTGCGTATTTACCTGTTGCGTATTTTGCCATTAATCTAAATAACCTTTCAAGTAACTTAAATCTTTAGGTACTTTTTTTGCTTTTAAACCTATAAATCCTTTTTTCTTCATATCTTTTTTTGCCATAGCTATACCTTGTCTAACAGCAGGATCTGTTTCCATATCCCCTTTAGTTTTTAAAAGATTTGCTCTTCCTTTTAAAATTTTTTGACCTTCTTTATAAGCTCTTCCTAAACCTTTAAATGCTATTTTTACCATTATGACCCCGGATAATATGCTTTAGGAGTAATGTGTGTGCTAGATGCAGAACCATCCTCTGCTAATGCTCTTGCAAACTCATCCTCATAAACTAGTTTTGTTTGTTGAATTAATGCTGGTTGATATTTCATAGATAGATAATACGCTAATCCTGATACCATGCAAGGGACAAATCTAAATGGAACATCAGTTGCATTTGTATAATCACCTACATCTTGTATTCTTTTTATAAAAAAGAAATGCATATCTTTAGATGCATTTGTTGAATCTGGTGTTGGATAAATGTGTATAGTAACTTTATCTATAAATCTTTCCACCCAATATTGATTAGGTGTTCCTTTAGATAATTTGTTTGAAAATCCTGCATAAGTAGATCTATCTACTTTTGTCATAGGTGAATCTGATTGTGTTGTTTGAGTTCTGTTGGATCTTAACTGTGCTTCAAGGACATCGGACATACCAAAAACACTCGCTGGATCTGTTGTTGTTGCGGAAGTCCCATCATCACTAGATCTAAAAAAATCATAATCTGCCTGACCTTCTATAAGATCTAAGTTTGTTGAACCCACTTCCCAATAGTGAATACCTCTATTGCCCCATTCTTGAAACAATATATTTAAGGTTCTCCTAGCATTTTTTAATTGGTAACCAGCAACGTTTTGCTGACCTATTCTTTCAAAAGCTTCTTCTATTATTTCATCAATAGCAAAAGTTTTATCAAAAGTTGTTGTTCCCGAGGTGGTGTTAGCCATTTAACCTCCTATCCATCAAAGAATGTCGTAACACTCACTGCTGTTCCTGCTGGAATATCTATGAAAGCTCCATCATCAAACAATACTCCATCATCTGGAATATATGGATCAATATAATCTTTTGTAGTTGTTGCAACTTGAAAAGAAAATAAAGACGTCCCTGTTACAGGTGATGTGTTAAAATAAGATATGTTTCCTACAGTTCCACCAGTCGTTATGTGCATCCCTCTAACTCTCGTCCTACCAGCAGTCAATACAGCTTGTCCACCTGTGGTTCCTGCAGCATTTCCAACTGAAGTATTTGTTCCCACAGCACCACCAACAGCTATTTGAGTAACAGTATTAAAAAATTTAGTGCCTGTTACTGTAGTATTGTTTGGTCCTGTAATTGCTTCTGATAATGCATTACCTGCAATATCTGTCCCAGTCACTGTAAAAGTGACTCCAGAAATATTTCCTGCTGAAGTTATAGTAAGTTTACAAGCTTGATCTGTATCATGAAACGCACCTGTCCCAGCTGCTGCCGCTAAAGTTAAGTTATCAGCTCCACTTGTAGTTTGTAATGCAGCTACTGATGCTGTTGCAGCAGATAAACTGTTTAAGAATGTTTTGCTTTTTACGTCTGTTGACATTTGTTTCTCCTAATAGTTTGTGTGGGCCGAAGCCCACACTATCACTTATTAAAGTTCAGTATTAGCCGTTCTCTCTTTACCTGCTGAAATGTAATCTAAAGTCATTACTTTTGCAGCAGCTTCACCATTTTGAATTGCAAATGAAACAGCCAACTCTTCGTCGTCTGGTGCGTTTGTATTTACACCAGTTCCAACTTTTACGTTGTCTTTGTATACATGAAATTTTCTGTCTTTTGGATCATAATAAAATCCTAAAGTCATAAAAGTATCGTCTGCTGCAGTTCCTGCAGAGACTGTAGTTTGAGTTCCATCTTTTTCAATTCTAAAATTAATAGAAGTTGAACCATCTGCTTTATCAAAAAAGATTCCATCAGATACACCATCAATAATTGTTGTATCAGTTATAATTAAACCAATAGCAAAATCAGATTGAGTTGCGTCGCTAACTTTGAATCTAGTTTTAAAGTACAAACCTTTTGCAGCTTCGTATTTGAAAGATTCAATTACACCGCCTGAACCGCCGGCCCATTGAAACTCATCAGAATCATTGTCTGCGTCGTCGTTTGTTACAACTAATAAACCACCATCACCAGAACCAAGAGCTTCAGATGCATTACCTGAACCACCTTCAGTTGTAGTAATAACCCAGTCACTAGCTGTGTATTTGTCGAAGTCCTCATGATAAACGTGGTATTTAATCGGATCTGGTTGTTTTAATTTTTCACCAGTTCCTCCTGTCAATACGTTCGTGACTCCCGAAGTAAAGTGTGTTGTCATAATATCAGCGCCTCCTTAACGCCAGTTATTTTTTACGATAACCAATTTATTTAACGAATATATATACTAATTTTTAGTAGAGCGCAAGAGAGCCTATAGTGTGGATTGGATTTTTCCAACGATGTAGCTTTTTATTAAGTAGCTACAGAAACTTGAGGAGCCGCAGCGTCTATCTTATTTTGTGCATTAGCTTTTTCTGCTTCTGCTAGTTTGATCTGGCTAATAACTTCTCTGACTTTTCTGTCAATCTTAACCATATCCAGAGTGTATTTACCCTGTTTAAGATGCTCCTGCTCCCATTGAAGATCTAGTCCCTTCTTTTGTGTGTAAAGGGTCTCCAGATGTTGCATTATCGCCTCCATTAATAACCTCCTCAT